TTGCCGCCGCGGGACTGCACGGCGATGATGCCTTCGGGGGTGCCGCCGCCGGTGCTGCCGTTGAGGTCGTCGTAGGTGCCGGGGTCGCCGGGGTCGCCGGGGTCACCGCCGATCCCGACCATATCGCTGTAATCGATATCCGGATTCTCAACCTCGGCCGCCGGGTCTGTCGCATGCTCGTCCGTCGCCGCGGCCCACTCCCAGATTGACGCCGCCGTCTCGCGGCAAATCAGGTCGACGCCAAGTGCGCCGCCGGCTTCGACGGAAAACTTGCACTCCTGCACGCGGAACACCTTCGGATCCCAGCCGAAGCGCGTGTTGTTCACCGCGATGGTGTCGCCGGCCTGCACGCGAAGCGCGGAGAGATTGCATTGCAGCGTGATTGTTCCGCCGAGACGCGACGCGCGCTCGTGGATCTTCGCGAGCCGCTGCGCCTGCGATGCCGACGAAACCCACGCAAGGTCGAGGTCGGCCGGGATCTCCTCACCGTCCGCGGTGATGTGCGCGGAGTCGCGAAACTGCGGGATGTCGCGAGGCTGATAGAGGTCGACGGGCGACGTGTAGGAGCCCTTGACGATGTTGCAGACTTCGCGAATTCCGGCCGCCGGCTGAAACTGAATCGGCCCGCGCAGATCGCCCTCGTCGAGAGTGATAGTCGGCGCGACGTAGGCGCCAGCGTGGCAACGAAACTTGCCGCCGGCATAGACGAGAGAGCCGGCCATCGTCGCCAATATCTGCTCAATGACGACTGCCGGCTCGGCGTCGGTCGTAAACGTGCCGTCGCAGCGATACCGAGGCTCGGTTCCGCCGCCCGCAAGCGTCACGCCCTCGTCGCAGATATTCGCCGCCGCGATGAATGACGCGACGTCAATCTCACCCGCGGTCGCGCCGAGTCCGAATGTCTCGTTGGTCAGGTAGTCGAGCAGGATCAACGCCGGGTTGCGCGAGAACGCCGTGATCGACGTGCGCGGATCGAACACCCTCTTGCCGCGCATGATGACGGAGAAGTTCGGGAGACCGCCGGCATAGACTTCAGTATCGTATGTCAGCCGGCACGCAATGTAGGTGATGCCCTTGAGCGCGTGCGCCGTCGTCCATGCGCCGCCAGACATCGCAATCAGTCCGGCGTCACCGGTCGTCTGGTCTCCGAGGTGCGCGTTGATCCACAGCTTTCCGGCGTACTTGCCGGCCGTTACGGCGCCTGTTCCGTCTGGCGTGACCTGCACGTCCTCTACGAGGTACGCGCCGATCTGGTCGCACTCGTGGGCGGCGAGCATGAGCGCAATCCCGAGCGTCGAGTTCTTGTTGCCGGAGACGTGGATGAACGAGATAGGACCGGAAACGCGCGTCTCGCCGTACACGATACGACGAGCCGGCGACGGATCGCGCGACATCGTGAGTTGGCTACCCGAGCCGGAGCCAAGGCCCTTGCCCTTGCTCTTGTTCAGGATGCGATTTATCGCATACGCGGCAGCAACCTTGACGATTGCGCCGACGGTAATCCCGGCGATCAGCTTCGTAGCTAGGATTTTGACGACGACCGGAATGACTTGCGGCATTACTCAACCCTCCACGCCGATCGGCATTTGATGGTTTCGACGGGCGCGAGTCCGACGGGAGCGGCGAAAAACGAGTTCGCGCCATCGCACACGCCGAGCGAAATCCGGCCGTTGATCTCGACGGACACGACGTCGCCGCGTCGCGCCATCGCTACGGGCTGCTTCTTCGCTCCGTGTGCCTCGGGGATGCTTTCGATCCCGCCGGCTTCACGGATGACGCGAGCGGCGCCGAGCTCGGTGCTGTAGCTGCGATGGTACGCCATCGGGTCGCGCCCGGTGAGCGACGCGACAGCGCCGGCCGTGAACGCGCAGCAGTCGTGCGAGCCCCACGCAAACGGCGTCGCGCGCCTGGACTCGATGAAGTCGGCAAGGCGCCGCTCCCATCCTTCGGTTCGTTTCGGCGTGCTCATAGGTTCCACCTCACCATGATTGCGGCGCGCTGCGACGCCGCGCTTGCAGCCGATTGCGCTGATGTGTTGGAGTTCGTCGGCCCCCAATTGATCGTCTTATCGGCGATGCGGGCGATGAACTCGAGTCCGAGGTCGCCCGGGTGAATCGCGATTTGCTCCTCGTGCGTGTAGCGCGACACGCGCGACCGGCGGAAGTCCACGAGGCGGTTCTCGCACTGCACGGAGATCGAGCAGGTGTCTCCGCCGTCGTCCATCGATAGGAGGTCCATCCGTCCGCCGAAGACCTGAAACGGATCGGCGGCGAGGGTTCCAGCCTCATCGGTAAAGCCGAGGAAGAGTTGCGCCGTGCGCCCCCGGCAATTCGCCGCGAGCGCCTCGGGGAGCAAGCTCGATGGGATTCCGCAGAGCGATAGCGTGAGCCCGCGAGCCGCGACGTCGACGCCCTCCTCGATGTCAGTGATGTCGGCGAAGTCGCCAACGCCGTTCCACGTGAATCCGCCCCATGCGATGTCGCCAATCCCGGTGTGTGCGCGAACAGCGCCGCCGACGAAATCGAGGTAGGCGAAAAGGATCGGGCGAACCGTCTCCGACTGTACCTGCGCCGTGTTGGTTGTGCCGAGGTCGCGTGCCATGGTCAGGAAATCACCTGCTCAACCGTGAAGGAGAAGCCGTAGGTCTTGGCCGTTCCGATGTCCCACGAGACGGCGTTGCCGGCATCGGCTAGGCGAACAGTCATCGGCGAGGTGACGCCGGTCGGTACGTAGTTCGTGACGACGAGCTCGAACGTGTCGTTGTTCTTCGCGAGGTCGCGTAGGAACGCCATCCACAAGAGCGCGGTGGCCGTCGTGCGCAGTGGCGGGAGCGTGAGCTCGAACACCCACCGCTCGCCCTGGTGAATGTAGGTCTGCGCCTGAAACGTGAATGGCGAGACGTTGCGGGCCTTCGCGCGCTGATAGTGCGCCTTCACGCTCTGCCAGCCTGGCGCCGTTGGTTTCGCGATGGTTGCCATGGTGGTGATGGTTACGCAGCCGAGAGTGCGCCGAAGCCGCCGCGGCGCCGTTGGATCGCGTCCATGACGCCAGACTTCGCGGCTTCGTAGGTTTGGCGAAGTCCCTCGGCAAGCTGGGCCTGCGAAACGCCGGCTTGGAAATTCTGCACGACGGTGACGCTCATGCCGCCGTTGCCTCCTCCAATCGCAGAGCGTAGCCGGTCGTTGCTGACGATGGTGCCGGCGGAGTCAGGCACGAACGCCTCGACTCCCTCCTCGCCGACGAACGACACCTTGCCCTGCGGAGGCCGCCCGCCGTCCGCGAAGAATCCGCCGAAGAGTCCACCGATGGCGCCGATGATTCCGCTGCCACTGCCGCCGGAAGACCCAGAGCTGAAGAGCGAAGCGAACAGCGGCTCCGTGACCTGCTTGCGTAGGAAGAGGCGAACGAGATCCTGCGCGAGTCCGCGCAGCACGTCGGAGAGTTTCTTGCCGTCGACGATTGCGTCTTCGAAGGCTGATGAGAACGTCATGCCGAGCTGGCGGGCGGCGTCCTGCGCACTCTTTGCGCTGCCCGCGATCTTCTCGTTTGCCTCTGCGGACTTCTTGTCGATGGACCCGAAGAACTCGTCGAGCTCCTTGTCCATCACCTCGACTTTCACGTCTGCGATCTTCTCGTTCAGGTCGAGGCGCCGCTCCTCAAGGTTGACCGCCTTCTCGAGCCCGGCAGCCGTACGGCCGTCGTACTGCGCAATCTCGGCAACTACGCGCGCGCGTTCCTCGATCAGTGCGTTGAGTTGCTCGGATGGCGTGAGCTTGTCGAACTCGGCTTGCGCCTGGCGTTCGCCGATTTCGAGCATGCGCTCGTTCAGCTCTCGTTCAGCCTGTTTGAGTTCGATCCGCTTCTTCGTGGCCTCGGCCTCGAGTCGGAACGCCTCGGCGGAGTCCGTGCGGCCGGCCTCGACTGCGGCTCTCTGCAGCTTGGCGGATTCCTCCTTCAGCCTGTCGATCTTCACGCCGAGCGACTCGCCGACAAGATCCTCCTGCTGGTATGCATCCAGCATCTTCGCGTAGGCTTCGGCCGTCTTGCGCGCGGCTTCCTCCGCTGCCTTCGCGGCCTCCTCAAGCTCCTTCTGGCGCTTGGCTGCCTCCTTCGCTGCCTCGGCCGAGTTCTGAGCCGCCTGCTCGGTTTCGGCGTAGGCATCACTTGCGGCATCCCACCCGTAGACGGCGGCTCCGGCCAGATAGCCAAGCCCCTGCCCGACCTCGGCGAACAAACTGATTCCGCTCGCAATCAATTTGTCGATCTCTCCGCGAGCATCGGAAAACAGCGCCTTCGCCTGCTGGATGCTCGAGACCGTGCTCGGGTCGATTCCGGGGATCTCGTCGATGTTCTCGATGACGTGGCGAATCTCGCGATTGACGAGTGAGAGCGCGTTTTCGGCGCCGAGGAAGCCGAGGCCGAGTTTCATCCCGACCTTGCCCATGTCGTTGTTGATCTTCTTCGCCGCCTTGCCGATCTCCGAATGCCAGCTCTTGCCCATCCGCGCGATCTTCGCGTTGGCCTTATTGATCTGCGCCTGAAGGCTGTTCAGCTCCATGTCGAGCTTCACGTTCAGGCTGCCGACTGTCATGTTTGCGCCCATACTTGGTGGTTATTTGCTGCGCTTCTTCGACTTTGATTTGCGGACTTCCGCGAGTTGCTCGGCCTTGATCTTGAGAGCGACGCCGAACGTTTCTCCGAGCGTGCGCATCGCCTCGCCTGACGCCTGCGCGATGGCCGGCCGCATGAACGGCTTTGCCGCAACGGTCCCTCCGCCCTTCTTCGCGTGACCAAACTCGACGAGGTGCGCGTACTTCGCGGGCTGGCGGCCGTCGGGCCCGCGGAACTTCGACTGCGGGCCGATCACCGCAATGGCCTTGTCGCCGCGCCGGTACGGTTTCACGCGCCACCCGATCGACTCGCGGAGCGCGCCAGTGTCCTCTGTCGCCAGATTTCGCGCGGCTTCAACGACGGGCTGCGCCGCGTGCTGCACGGCGACAAGCGCTGCCTCGCGCGCAGCCTTCTTGCCGACGGCGCGCAACGCCTTCTCGAGATCATCGATACCGTCGATGGTCAGCCGGATCATTCGCCGCCCTCCATCTCGTCCGCAGCGAATCCGCCCATGAAGTCGTCGACCGAGAACGGCGCCGTGTTCTTCCCGCGGTTCGCGTTCGCCAGGATCATGGCGAGCACGGCAGTCCGCGACTGCTCGCGGCGCTGCTTGCGATACCATGCGCGATGGTGGGCACTGAACTCGGCTGGTGTCATGTCGAGGAATTCGTCGCGGCCGATTCCTAGCTCGACGCGGGCGAAGGCTTCGGCGTCGAGCTGACGGCGTTTTTTGAGGACGCTGCGGCTTCGGCTTCAGCCGCTGCCTTCACAGCGTCGGCGAGCTGCTCGACGCTCGTGAACGCGTCGGCGAGATGTTCCGGCGTCGGGAACTTTTCGGCCGACTCGTAATCGAGCATCGCCCACACGCGATCGAACGCGGCCGTGTTGCGGTTGCGCTTGCCGAGCGAGAGCGCGCGATACAGCGCGCGCATCCCGCCGCGGAGCTCGACGACTGTCGTACCGACGGTCGCCCGGATGGTGAGTTCTCCGCTCATGGCTTAGGCGGCGGGAGTGATCGCGCCGGTCGGCTTGACGGTTAGGGTTGCACTGAGGGCGCCATTCACCGGGTTTCCGATTGTCACGCCCTTGATATAGCCTGCGAACGTGTACGCCTTCGTGTCCTTGGTCGTCACCTTGAAGTTGGTCAGCGTGTTAGCCTGCGCGCGCGTAACCATCGCGGCGTGATGGGTGTTGGTGCCATTCCAGCCGTTGATCGGGACGGTGATGGACGGCGTGCGGATGACACCGAGGACCGTCTCTTCGTAGTCACCGGTGGAGTCGTGCGAGGTGACGTCGATTTCGTCGCGCTCGCCAACGAGCGGAAGGTCGAAGTCGCCGACGCCCGGAATCGTCGAAAAGTCGCTCGGGCTGGTACTGGATTCGTAGGCGAAAATCGCCCCTTTGGCTGCCATCTTGGCCATGGTATTTGCTTTCTCTTACTGCGGTTCGGTTTGGGTTGAGCCGCTTACGGGGCGGCGATGAAATCAATGTCGACGTCGGATCGGAACAGCGGCGGCACCGGCTCGTTCTCGACGGTATCGCGGATGTTTGTGACGATGCCGCGGGCAGAGTTGCTAAGCGCGACGTCTTCGAGCGCGGCGCGCACGGCGTTGCGCAGGTTGTGCGCGGCCGTGAATGTCGCAGCGAAACAGGCAAACTGCATCGATGTCTGGTCGAGAGTGGCCGGCCCATCGTGCGAGTTGATCGGC